TATATGATGATTTCATGGAGTGGCAGGATGCTGAGTTTGATGATTATTTAAAAACTGAAGAAGCACAGACTGATTTAAAAGAACTGATCCGTGAATACTTAGAAGACAAAGACTATGATGATCGCCAACAAAAACTAGAGTTTGCTCGAGCAGAAGAAGGCAAAGTTAGCGATGTCTACGCAGAAGCTGAAATATCCGCACTAGAAAAAATGCGTGATGAATGGCAGGACGGTGATGGTGGTAGCTTTGAGAAATACTGCGATGTCATGGACATGAACTACATGAGTGATGTGCAAAACAAATACGAACACTATTTGTATTGGCCCTATACCACCTACAGCGATGAAGAATACTTAAACGTAGAATATGTATCAGATCAATTGAAACATGATACAGGCATTGATGCTTATGCTAGTGACAGCTATCACGGTACCAGCCGTGCCCGTGCTCAGGAAAAAGGACAATGGATCATTGAACCTGACAGCAGCATCTCAGCAGATGGCAGTGACGAAGGTGGCTTAGAGTTCGTCAGTCCAGCATTGGAAATACCCGAAGCACTTAAACAGATGCAACAGGTCTTAGAATTCATACGTGAGTATGGGTATACAAATGAATCAACTGGCCTACACATCAATATCTCAGTACCAGACTTCAACACAGACAAACTTGACTATGTTAAACTAGCGATCTTCTTAGGTGATCGTTATGTGCTAGAACAATTTGATCGCCTGAGCAATCATTACTGTGATGGTGCATATAAGAAGATTAGCGGTAAAATCCAACAGATGAAAGGTGATGAGCTTAAAGCTGTGATGAACAAGATGAAAGAAGGCCTAACATTGGCCGCTAGTAAGATCATACACACAGGCTATACCAGCAAATATACAAGTATCAACACCAAAGAAGGCTACATTGAATTCCGTGGTCCAGGTGGTGATTATCTAGACAAAGATCCACAAGAACTAGCCAATACAGCCTTGCGTATGGCCCTGGCCCTACGTATCGCTACAGATCCAGAAATGTATAAGAAAGAATATCAAAAACGCCTATACAAAGTCTTGACTGACTCTGGTGAGAAAGATGATCTAGTCAAGTTCAAAGACTATGTGGCACGTTTCCAGACTGCTGACAAAGAAACGAGAAACTATATCATACAGACCATACAAGCAGAACGTGAAGCACGCAAGGCTAAGAAAAAGGCTCCAGGCGGTGGTAGTCGTCCTTATTGGATGGTACGCCGTCGTGGTGACACTAGTGGTGGTGGTATGGCGGTGTTTGCTGATACTGCTTATGATGCTGTCAAAGAAGTGGCTAGATCCTGGAACATGGATCCCATCTATTTGGTAGCGACTCCAATGGCAGATGAAAAACCTGATGACAGTTACTATAGTGATCTTGACAATCGCATACAAGGTGGTGGAATAGCCACAGGTGGTGTCACAGTAGATGGTAATGCTAGAGGTAATTATCAATTGGTAAACAGTAATCGTAGTATAGATACTAGAATGACTAATGTCAGCAGAGAAGAAGCACACAGCACAGCACGCCGTATGGAACAAGAATATGGATTAGAAAGTGGTAGTATACACGTGATGAGGATAAATGATCAATCACAAGCAACCACAGGTGCGGTAGGACATAACTGGCGTATCTATGATGTAAATAATCCTGATCTATTCACTGTGGTAGCCGCAGACAGTCGTACTGATGCTGTAGAACGTTGGGCTATCGTAAATCCAGAACGCCCAGCTGACATGGTAGATGCTGTGCCTGAGGAGGGTGCTATGAAGTATGAATTTACCATAGCTCAACAGGCATTTAATCCAGATGCGGATACTCCAGGAGCAGACAGATTTATCTATCCAGCAGTGCTATATCGCCAGAGAACTGGCCGTGAAATACCTGTCCGTAAAGTATGGGCAACTAATAAAGAACAAGCGATCAGCAAAGCCCGCACATTCTTCCCAAGAGATTTTGATACTATCCCAGAAGATTGGCTAAAGATCAACGTAGTGGGTATATAAATACATAATGCTAACAATAGACTTATTTGAGAAGTGGTCAGACAAATACAAAAAGAGTATTAACTGTTCTAACCCCAAAGGTTTCAGCCAAAAGGCACACTGCGCAGGCCGTAAAAAGCACAATGAAAGCGTTGAAGGCAATGAGCCAGTGTTTATCCAAGCTCTACGTGATTTCTTACCTATCGCTGTCAAACACCTCAAATTAGATCATCTACCCAAGATTAAACTATTACGCAACGTTGATACTGAACACGTGCCATCATTTGGTAAATTCAGCAATGAAGATCGCATAGTACACGTGGATATCGAAAATCGTCATCCTAATGACATACTACGTACCCTAGCACATGAACTAACACACTATGCGCAAGGTGAGCACGGACGATTAGATGCAGACAGTTGGCGCACAGGATCGCCCATAGAAGACGAAGCCAATGCAGAAGCTGGTGTGATCATGCGTGAGTTCAACGGTAAGTTTCCACAGTATTTACAATCCAAACCTATAGTATTTGAATCAGTAGAAGGTCCTGGAGAAGAAGAACAAGAAGAATCTGACCCAACTAAACCTATACCATTTCCCAAAGGTACTACACTAGTTAACGTAAGTGATGTATATGATTGGTACAAGCTAGGCATGGCAGTACCCAGTTTAGACAAAGCTGATCCTCGTGTTTTTAATAAAGGTGTCCCACATACAGTATTTGCGTTTGGCAGCGAAGAAGAAGAACATCGTATGGCGCCTTTGCTCAAACGCCTAGGATTTACTCTACATGATATCGACACGCAAGACGACTATCAAAAGGCCATACGTGCTAGTGATGTTGTTGAACACTTAGAACGGTATGTTGCTGAAAATTTCGCAGATGGCAAGGGGCCGGGTCGTCCAGGTGATAGCCAACGCCATGGTATACCTAAGGGTGCTACTATGGCACAATTACAAAAAGCGGCCAAAGCACCAGGACGCAAAGGACAGCTAGCTCGCTGGCAGATAAATATGCGTAGAGGACGTAAAAAATGAGAGATCTGATAACCATCATTGAAGCACTAGAGCAAGGTTGCCCGCCAGCTACGCAGGATATCAGTCTCAATCTAAAAAATCGCCAGAAAGCCATAGATGAATATCACTACGGTCCACTGAATCCAAATGAACCTAACGAAGAATATTGGCAAGAACTAGCAGACAAATGGAACACTGATGACATAGATTCAGTTAAAGAAAACCGTTGTGGTAACTGCGCGGCATTCGACATATCTGAAGACATGTTAGACTGCATAGCTAAAGGTATTGGTTCAGAGCCAGGATCCGATCCACATGACACTATAGATGCTGGTCAACTAGGTTATTGTAAATTCCTTAAATTTAAGTGCGCGGCCAAACGCACATGTGATGCTTGGGTCGAAGGAGGACCTGTAACATAATGAAAATTACTGAAATCTTAACAGAATCAAAGATATTAGAAGAAACCTACGAAGGCGATGAGTTTTATGAAGCCTATGGTGAGATGTGGTATAACGAAGATGAACAATTGGATGAAGCAGAATATCGTGGTCGCAAAGTACCTCTTGGTAAGCCTATGCGTGGCGATGTTAAGAAATTTAAGGTTTACGTTAAGGATCCTAAAACTGGCAACGTTAAAAAAGTAAACTTCGGTGATCCTAACATGCGCATTAAAAAATCAAAGCCAGCACGACGTAAGAGTTTCCGTGCCCGTCATAATTGTGCAAATCCTGGCCCAAGAACCAAAGCCCGTTATTGGTCATGCCGCAAGTGGTAGATCGTGACTAACTGGGACTTCTACGTTAAAGAATCCTATGACATAGTTCGCAGAGCAGAATGCGAACTTACTATTAATTTGGCACACGAAGTAGAAGCATATCTAGTACACATGTGGGCACATTTCTTAGATAAACCTCAAGTCAATACCGAACCAATCTGCATTAAACTATTAGAAAGCACACACAAGCCTACAGCACAGCGCAAGGCAATTCTTAAAGAAGTCGGTGATGAATGCCTATTGATCAACAGCATGGAATGGGGTCGTAGTCGTTGGCCTAGCACTAACTATTACAGTGATATGGGTCAAATGGCCTACATTACTCGTGCTTATTTGGTCAGACCACCAGAAGATCTGTTTGATGATCTAGCAGTAGAATTCCAAACAGCCACCCGTATCCTACGCAAGTGCAGAATAAATTAACCAAACTGCTAGACACGGTTAAATACTTCAAGTATAATATAATTTTAAATCAAGGAAAATTGACATGTCAAAAATGTTTTCAGGCGAACAAAAAGCCAAATTAACACAGTTAATCAACGAAGGTATCGCTGTATTACAAGAAGTAGAAGATTTATCAGCAGGCCTAAATGATACTGTAAAAGCAGTAGCAGAAGAATTAGAAATTAAACCAGCTATCTTAAAGAAAGCTATCAAGATCGCTCAAAAATCAAAATTAACTGAAACCAACGCTGATCACGAAACACTAACAGATATCTTAGAAACAGTTGGTCGCACTGTTTGAAAATAGATTGGCACCAAACATTTAATTTTATAAGGCGTGATTGGCACAGTCATCCTATCAGACTGTGTCTAGAAGTAGTTAATTGGTTATTAAACATAGTAATCGCATTATCAGTTAGCCTAACAGTACCTTATACTAATTGGTTAATCGTTTATCCGATCATATTTGTAGCATTAAGTATTAGCATGTATACCAGTATTAGTCGCGGAAGTTTTGGTTTATTGATGACTACTATGACGCTTTTTATTATCGACAGCGTAGGATTTTATCGAGTATTAGTGTTATAATTAATAAAACGCCCACTGTGGGCATGTAGAGTGTGTGTGAGCTATAAGTCGCACAAAAAGGAAAAAGATGAGTTACGTAGACGCATTGTTCGATAGAACAAAAGATCGCATTTACATCGTTGAGCGTGTAAATGGACAAAGAGAGTATAAAGAGTTTCCAGCTAATTATACTTTTTATTATGATGATCCCCGCGGTAAGTTCCGCACTATCTATGATACCCCAGTATCAAGATTCTCAACACGCATAGGTAAAGAGTTCCACAAAGAACTTAAGATCAATTCAGGTAAGAAGATATGGGAAAGTGATATCAACCCCGTGTTCCGCTGTCTTGAAGAAAACTATCTAGGTCAGAAATCTCCCAAACTTCAAACAGCATTCTTTGACATTGAGGTAGACTTTGATCCTGTCAGAGGATTCAGTCGTCCAGAAGATCCGTTTAATCCAATCACCGCGGTATCAGTATATCTAGACTGGCTAGATAAATTAGTTACCATGGTGATTCCCCCTAAGAGCATGAGTTGGGAAACAGCAGAAGAGATAGCCAAGCAGTATGACAACTGTTTCTTGATGGAACGTGAAGAAGACTTGTTGAAAACGTTCTTAGACTTGATCGATGATGCGGACATATTATCAGGTTGGAATTCAGAAGGCTTTGATATTCCATATATGGTGCAAAGAACCAATCGTGTCTTAAGCAAAGACGACACACGCAGATTCTGTTTGTGGGGTCAGTTCCCTAAACAGCGTGAGTTTGAACGCTTTGGTGCGGCTAACTTAACATTTGATCTTATTGGTCGTGTGCATATGGACTATATGCAACTGTATCGCAAATATACATACGAAGAGCGTCACAGTTATAGTCTAGATGCTATTGCTGAATATGAACTAGGTGAAAGTAAAACGCAGTATGAAGGTACCCTAGATCAATTATACAACAAAGACTTTCCTAAGTTTATCGAATATAACAGACAAGATACAGCACTATTACATAAACTAGATGCTAAATTACGCTTCTTAGATCTAGCCAATGAGTTGGCGCATGACAATACGGTATTGCTACAGACTACTATGGGTGCTGTGGCAGTTACTGAACAGGCTATCATCAACGAAGCACATCAATTGGGTATGGTTGTTCCGAATCGTAACCGTGATGAACAATTTGACACACAGGCGGCGGGTGCGTATGTAGCTACTCCTAAAGCAGGTATGCACGACTACATCGGTGCTATTGACATTAACTCACTATATCCCTCAGCCATTCGCGCACTTAACATGGGTCCGGAAACTATCGTGGGACAACTGCGTCCTGTGATGACTGAACACTATATCAAAGAAAAACAAACAGGAGGTTCGTCATTCGCTGACGCATGGGAAGGTTTGTTTGGATCGTTAGAATATACCGCAGTCATGAATGGTGAGATTGGCACTGAGATTACCATTGATTGGGCTAACGGCGCCAGTGATGTCTTAAGTGCCGCAGATGTTTGGCGGTTAATATTTGACAGCAATAAGCCATGGATACTTTCAGCTAACGGCACTATCTTTAGTAATGAACGCAAAGGAGTTATCCCAGGATTACTAGAGCGTTGGTATGCTGAACGTAAAGACATGCAGGCCAAGAAAAAGGAATCAACTACAGATGAAGATATCGCATTCTGGGACAAACGACAACTTGTTAAAAAGATTAATCTTAACAGCTTGTATGGTGCTATTCTTAACCCTGGTTGTAGGTTCTTTGATAAGCGTATTGGACAATCCACTACTCTTACAGGACGTACTATTGCTAAACATATGGATGCCTATATAAATGAATGTATCACGGGCAAGTATGATCACGTAGGTGAAGCGATTATCTATGGTGATACAGACTCCTGTTACTTCTCAGCTTATCCAATGGTCAAAGCTGACGTTGAAGCTGGCAAAATGGAATGGAACAAAGATATAGCAGTAGGGTTATATGACAGTATCGCAGATCAAGTAAATGAAAGTTTTCCAGCTTTTTGCGAGCGTGCTTTTCACACACCACGACGCCAGGGTGAACTGATCAAAGGCGGACGTGAGCTTGTAGCACTCAAAGGCCTGTTTATCAAGAAGAAACGTTATGCTGTATTGATTTACGATATGGAAGGTAACAGATTAGACACACATGGTAAGCCAGGCAAAGTAAAAGCCATGGGCTTAGACTTAAAACGTTCAGATACTCCTAAAGTTATCCAAGACTTTTTAAGTGACATCTTGTTAGATGTCCTAACAGGTACACAACGTGAGGCTATTATCGATAAAGTACGTGAGTTTAAACTAGTATTCACAGAGCGTCCGGCTTGGGAAAAAGGCACACCTAAGCGTGTAAACAACTTGACCAAGTATACCAAAGAAGAAGAACGCCTAGGCAAAGCCAACATGCCAGGGCATGTACGTGCGGCTATGAATTGGAACAACCTAAAACGCATGATGGGTGACAACTATTCAATGGCCATAGTCGATGGTATGAAGACCATCGTGTGTAAACTCAAAGATAATCCGTTGGGCTATAACAGTGTCGGGTATCCTACAGATGAAACACATATTCCACAGTGGTTTAAAGAACTGCCGTTTGATGATGCCAGCATGGAAACAGGTATCGTAGATCAAAAGGTAGAAAACTTATTGGGTGTACTAGATTGGAAGATCGCAGAGAATACACAGATCGCTACAACGTTTGATAATTTGTTTACGTTTGAATAATGGATACTCTGCATAGTTTAGTTAAATTTCGCAGTAATTTGATCACGTGTTTAGAAAATCTTTCAGCTGAAGATTCAATAAATTCAGCAGTCGACCAGTTGGGACAGGTTATGTCTAAAAATCCAGAGATTGTTAATTTTACAACTCATGACAAACTAATACAAAGTATTACACGCTATAAGGACATTTTACCCACTCTAAAAAACATCGAAGAATATAATCACACAATAATCCAAGATATCGAAGAAAGAATTGATACAACAGCAGATCAAATTGAGTTAAATTTTATAGATGAATTATCTTTTCAAGTATTTCAGCTAGACCTTTCCATTAGCCAATTAATATTAGATAGTATACAGAAATATGCTGATTGGTCATACCCCGGACTGAGATTAGGATGCAGGTACGTTGGTCAAAATACTGTAAATGAGCATAGAGAAAAAGACAACAATTTATCTATATTATTTTCAAATCATATGGTAGCGTTTGATCCACTGTATTTTTGTGATGTTAATGATACACTTATATCACAAACAACAGAACATTTTAATGATCTGTATAAGAATAGAATTCGAAAATATGTAACTGGTGATTTGTCAATTTTACCAGAAAATCAATTTGGATTTGTGTTTTGTTGGTGGGTTTTAAATTTCTATGACATCAGCTCTTTAGAAACGTATCTTAAAAATGTATACAATTTATTACGTCCAGGTGGCACGTTTATGTTTAGTTATAATAATAGTGATATTTTTGAATCAGCTAGATTAGTTGATATGAATTTCATGAGTCATGTACCCTATAGGCATTTAGTCAAAATCTGTAGTAATATTGGGTTTGAAATTATTAGAAATCACGACATAGTTAATTCTGATCCATTGATACAAATCATAAGTTGGGTCGAAATTAAAAAACCAGGTATTCTTAGTACTATTAAATTACAGCAGGTTTTAGGAAAAATACAATCAAACAATTAATTTTATCAAATGTATTGCAAGATCTAAATAAATCATATATAATCAATTATCAAAGGAGAAACACATGAGAGACCATCTATTAGACATCGTTAAAAACACTTATGGCTTAGGAATCATTGACTTAGTTAAAGTAGCAGGAACAGATTCAGAAACATCAATCGAAGCCTTAGCTGAAGATCGTTCAGTTATCGTCCAAGCTAAACTAAATGGACCAGTGGCAGAATTCATCGGCACATTTGGTATGCCGAACCTAGGCAAACTAAACACTATCTTAGGTATTCCAGAATACAAGGACAATGCTAAGATTTCAATCACTACACAAGAACGCAACGGAACTCAAGTTCCGGTAGGCCTACACTTTGAGAATGCTGCTGGCGACTTTAAAAATGACTATCGTTTTATGAGCCAAGAGATTGTCAATGACAAACTCAAAACAGTTAAGATGCGCCCAGTTACTTGGAACGTAGAATTTGAACCTTCCGTGGCTAATATCCAAAGACTTAAATTCCAAGCGTCAGCTAACGCAGTAACTTTGTATTCCAAGCAGGCGTTACAGGCACACTGAGCAAAAATTGGTCATGGCCGGTTAATGCTGTTATGAGTATTTTAAATCTAGCAGGCGATAAAGTGTTCCGTATCAGTGATGAAGGTGCGGCACAGATCACTGTAAATTCAGGACTAGCAACCTACAACTTTATCTTACCAGCACAGAGCAAGTAATGGAATTAGGACGTTGGGCACACCTTGGGCATAGGTTAGGTGAATGTTGGGTTGATGAAGTTAATAATATCAGCTACATACACGTTCCTAAAAATGCCAGCAGTTTTGTCAAAGGTGTGCTAATGGGTTGTGGTGGATTTTGGCATCACAGTGAAACACTAGTAAACAGCAACGAAAATTTGATCGTGTTGCGTGATCCCATCGATCGTTGGTGTAGTGGTATTACACAATATCTATATAATAGCAAACAAGATTTATCAATTGAAGAAGTGTTTAATCGTATAACATTTGATGATCACACAGATCTACAGACATATTTTTTACAAGGTGTAGATTTAAGTCGAGCAACATTTATGCTGGTTAATGATAATCTGAGAAAAAACTTAAACAATTGGATCTATAATCGAGGTTATAGAACCAATGTTGATATTGCTATAGAATATAATGCCAGTAGCGAAGATAATCGCCAAACTACCAAAGAATACTACGTCAAATTACTTGAACAGAATCCAGAACTTGTGCTAAAATTAGAACAGCATTTTGAAGAAGACTATAAACTAATCGGCAGCGTAAAATTTTATGAATCGTGATAACTTAACTAATAAACAACTAGACTATGCTGTATTTTTACCAGCACTTAGTGGCTTCTACGCTACCTATGTAGGTAAACAACGACATGATCCCACCTATGTAGATCCCGCTCGCATACCAGCAGACTTTGAAACTGGTATCGAAGGACTCAATTGGCTTAATCCTGATGCGGCATACTTTCCTTATCAATGGGCACTGTATTCAGCAGGTCATGCAGAACTAGATGTCAATAAACACAGTCCCAAAGAAGACATGGTCAGAAATAGAGATCGCAGTAAGAGTTTTATCTTAGGCGATAGTGGTGGGTTCCAGATTGGTAAAGGTGTGTGGGAAGGTGATTGGAAAGATCCTACGTGTCCTAAAGCACAGAAGAAACGTGAGTTAGTACTGGCATGGATGGATGCTTATATGGATCGAGGTATGATCTTAGATATCCCAGCATGGGTAGCTCGTAGTCCAGCAGGACGTAAGGCCACAGGTATTACCAGTTACATTGAAGCAGTGCAAGGCACTTATATCAACAACGATTACTTCATGAAAAATCGCACAGGTGCTTGTAAGTTCTTAAACGTGCTTCAAGGTGAGAATCACGCAGATGCAGACGATTGGTATGATCGCATGAAGAAGTATTGTGATCCTAAGCAGTATGCACAACCATTTGAAGGTTGGGCCATGGGTGGGCAGAACATGTGTGATGTACACTTAGTTCTACGCAGACTAGTTGAACTACGCTTTGACGGATTGCTTGAAAAAGGGCTACATGATTGGATGCACTTCTTAGGTACAAGTAAACTTGAGTGGGCCTGTTTATTAACAGACATCCAACGTGCTGTACGTAAGTATCATAACGAAAACTTTACTATATCCTTTGATTGTGCGAGTCCATTCTTAGCCAGTGCCAATGGGCAGATCTATATCCAAACAGAAATCACTGACAGAGAAAAATGGGTATACCGCATGGTACCCAGTGTCGATGATAAGAAATATGCTGCAGACACACGCCGTTTCCGTGATGCAGTTCTTCAAGACAAATTATTTGCTAATTTTACAGATAGTCCAGTCAGCCAACGTTGCACTATCAAAGATATTTGTATCTACAAACCAGGTGATTTAAACAAGATTGGCAAAGAAGGTCGTACATCATGGGATAGTTTCAGTTATGCTATACAGATGGGGCATAATGTTTGGAGCCACATCACTGCGGTGCAGGAAGCCAATCGTCAATATGATCAAGGTGTTACACCAAAGATGTTAGTACAGGAAACATTTGATCGTGTTTACTTTAAAGATGTAGTTGAAGCTATCTTTGCTACCAGCGATAAAGGTCAAGCATTGGCTATCATCGAAGACTTCAGCAAGTTCTGGATGAGTATCATTGGTACACGTGGTGCTACAGGCAAGAAAACAGTTAATGCGTCAACTATGTTTAACAGCTTATTCGAAAGTGAAGAACCCGAAGAACATCATGTAGATGACAGCGGGTTAGATGAAACCAATTTGGATAACTTAGAAAATGAATTAGGTGCTTAGTCATGAACATGGCTAAACAGATTTATTATCATAACTTAAGAAAGGAACAAGCTATGAACAAAGAAAAACTAGAACATCATCTAAAACATCTACAAGAGCGTCACGCAGAATTGGACAAAAAAATCAAAGATGGTTATACACACTATCTGGATGACGAGCATCTTGGTAAAATCAAACACGAAAAACTATTGGTAAAAAGAGATATTACTAAAACAGAAAAACTATTGGCAGAATATCAATGAAACGAGAATACGAAACAGGAACTGCTGAAACAGTGAAATTGTTCACAGGTATGGAAATTGAACGGACTCCTGCATATGGTATGAAGACCTTGTTCGTAGTGGGTGTCCAAGATTGCAAGGAAATTGTCAGTCACGCAGTTAATCATGAATGCAAACATATCTACTTCGGTGCTAATCAGAGTTTTCCAAAGATTCAAGCAGATGATGCACGTATTTGGAAACAGTGGGAACATATGATACGGTGCTGTCTTGACGCCAATTATTGGTGCACGTTAGATCTAGATGTAGCACAAGTAGAAGGTCTGCTCGAAGGACCACTAGTCGAATATCGTAGATTTATTCCACAGATTTCGGTAAAATTACCATACTTGACACAGCTGGGATATAATGCTACAATTAAGCTAGACGATAAAGATTTTGATGCAACAAACCCAGGTGTTTGGTGTCATCGCTTACGTGATTTAACAACAACAGAAACGTTTACCGATTGGGATCAATACGGTAAAGATGAGATTATAAAATGATATTAGAAGAACGTGAAAAGATAGATAGAATTATCCGAGCAAGTCAAAAGAAAATCTGGGTCACTTTCCAGCGTGAAGGTATCCATTGTTTCCCAGCGGCAGCTAATGATCCTAAACTAGCAGATGTGGCATTCTTAGCCAGTCCGCATCGTCATATATTCCATTTCCGTGTGGCTATCGACGTATTCCACGACGATCGTGAACTAGAGTTTATACAATTTAAACGCTGGTTGGAAGCATTATATGTAAATACAGTATTACAACTAAATTATAAAAGTTGTGAAATGATCGCAGATGATCTGTATACGCAGATCGCTGCCAAGTATCCCAATCGTGATGTTTGGATAGAAGTATCTGAAGATGGCGAAAATGGGTGTTATGTTGAGTATAATAATACTCGTCCTTATCAATCTGTCACTGTATAGGAGAAATTATCGTGGCAAATCCAAATTGGGTAAACAAGTATCTACGTATGACCCCAGAAGTGCGTCAAATTTTCAACGACCTAGACGCATGGTGTAACTACTGTCGTTTCCGCATGATCAAGTATGATCCAGCAGATCTATATAGATCACCAGAGTATAAAGAATGGCAAGAGCGCCGTAAGAAACGCCAACAATGGCAGGCTCGTAACGGTGTTGTTCGCAACAACAACTATCGAGGTCAATGATGTCTGTATTTCTAGTTGATCTAGAAGCAGTTGAAACAAGGTATACAAGTCAATGGAAGACTCATGTACCTGAACTCTTACGAAAGGAAGGACACGATGTTACAATTATTGACGGACCAACTGATATTCCAAGTGCTACTACCCCTGGTGCTTTTCTTAATTTTGGCGGCACTAACATATATAAAGCTCGACAAGTTGAAACTATCGGACGGTTGTTTTGTTCTAGTGCAGTTAGCTCTGGTGATCACTTTATTTTTACTGACGCATGGCATCCTGGGATTATTAACTTAAAATACATGAGTGAGTTGCTTGGTATAAAAGTAACTATCCACGCACTTTGGCATGCTGGTAGTTATGATCCACAGGACTTCTTAGGACGTCTTATTGGAGATACTCCGTGGGTCAGACACAGCGAAAAAGCATTTTTCGAAGCCGTGGACTATAACTACTTTGCTACTGATTTCCATATTAGCATGTTTAACTTTAACTTGTTTAAAGTACCTGATTGGTTTAATGAAAAGAAGATTGTGCGCACAGGGTGGCCTATGGAGTATATGAAGGACACACTTGATGCATATAAAAATCTACCTAAGCGTGATCTTATATTGTTCCCGCATCGTATCGCTCCAGAGAAACAGGTTGAAATCTTCCGTGACCTAGCAACAACATTACCGCAGTATGAATGGATAGTCTGCCAAGATCAACAGTTGACAAAAGAAGAATATCATCGTTTACTAGGCGAAGCTAAGATGGTGTTTAGTGCGAACCTACAAGAAACACTTGGTATAAGTTGCTATGAAGGCATGCTAGTAGGTGCTATTCCAATGATTCCAGATCGTTTAAGTTATCAAGAAATGTATGATGATTTATTTAAATATCCAAGTGAGTGGACTGAAAGTTTTGACAGCTACCTAACACACAAAACACAACTGATCAATAGAATCCGAGAACATATGGAAAACTTTGAAGCTAGACACGACTTCGTGCGCAGTAACGCAGAATATCTTACAATAGAATTCTTTTCAGCAACTAAACTGTTAGAAAACATCAAATAATGTATCAATGTGCAGAATTAGTACACTGGATGAAAAACCAGGAAACCATGAGTATCATACCTGCCCAGGTAGATATCGACTTAACTAATGTTTGTAATCAGGACTGCTACTACTGTAATTCGGCTGATTTCCGTAAAGAAAAACCTGTACAGAAAAAATACACAGAATATATCACTCTATTAGATAAGTTAGCCGGATGGCGAGCGCATACCCCCAATAGTTATGGTAGCCTGCATACTATTACATATCCTGGTGGGGGTGAGCCTAGTATATTAACTGGGTTTGAAAATGTCATTGAGCACACGATCGATCTTGGGTTTTTAACAGCGATTACTACCAATGGTAGTCATTTAGATAAATTACTAAACAGTATCGTAGTTGAAAAATTACGTAAAATAGCTTGGATTGGTATTGACATTGATGCCGGCACTGAAGACCTATACGAAGAGATTCGTCGTAGCCTAACTGCTAAAAGTTTGTTTAATCGTGTGATCGATAACGCAGAAGAATTAATATCAGTAGGAGTTAATGTTGATTTTAAATGCCTATTAAATCCTTTGAATGATACTCCTGAAGCATTGGAAGATTTATTTGCATTAGTTAGTAAATTAAAAGGACGAGCATTATACTTCCGTCCGGTGATAATCAATAATCAGGCACATCCAATAACAGAACAAACAATAACACTATTAAATACCCTCAGTGAAAAATATAAATTGCCACATTGGGTCAATACTAACAAAACCATACCTCGTAATTATAAACGTTGTCATCAGATGTATCATTTTCCTATGTTTTGTGCTGACGGGCAAGTATATGTCTGTTGTGAAAATAAAGGAAATCCTCAATTTGCACTAGGCAGTTGGGACTCTGGTGATTTTCGAGATCTATGGCTGACCAAGATACATCATGACATATATCAAAAAACAAATGTAGCATTTTGTCAACCCTGCCGACCAAATGTTACTAATATTAATATACAAAATATTTTAGATAATCCCAAGTTAATTGAAGGATTATATCTATGACGCCAACTTTTCCAGTACTAGAATTATTTGACAGGCTAGCCATTGCCGAAGTCAAGTGGTACAGAACCAAGGCTAATCAAGAAGAACTTGATTGGTATCGCCTACAGGTTCAAAACTTTGATTTAAATATTGTTGCCAAAGAGATCGATGAATTGAAGATTATCCATAATACCATATGGGATTTAGAGGCAGAACTGAAAAGTGGCTGTGAGCAACAACTAAGTCTAGAAGAGATTGGGCGTCGTGCTATATCAATACGAGATTGGAATAACAAGCGTATAGCCATAAAGAATAAAATTGCAGAACTTTTAGACTGTAAGGTCAGAGAATTGAAAAAGGATCATCTCAGCGAATGAAATATAAATTTGGACATGTTGAGCCATGGTGGGATGATAGTTTTAAATCTCTAGACTACATTTATACTCCGTTAACTAATACTGATGATTTGATCAGATGGATAAATGAAGGGTACCGAGGATTAAATCTTAACGGTGCAATCTATGATATGAAGCAAGAAATACCGGACTACGGCAAACCTTTTTTAACACTGTTTGATTGGGAACATGTAGGTATAACATTTTTTAGAATGGTTACCTGCGAAGCATTGCCTCTTCATTCTGATGCCTACAACAGCTATCGTAAAATGTTTAATATCGAAGACCCAAATACTATTTGGAGATGTGTTGTATTTTTAGATGACTGGAAAAGTGGACATTATTTTGAAATTGACGGTACTCCGTATCTCAATTGGAAAAAAGGTGATTACGTGATGTGGAACTACAACGTTCCGCATTTTGCAGGAAATTTTGGGACTGAACCACGTTATACTATGCAGATTACCGGAGTTAAACGACCTTGAGAACGTTAGACAGTTTTAAAAATCCATTCCAAGCAATATTAGATTTTGAAGCCGCAGTGTGCGCATACACTGGTGCACCGTATTGTGTAACCACAGATTGTTGTACACACGCTATTGAAATAGCATTTAGATTAGCGCACGATGGTGGCCCAGTACAGTTTCCTGCCCGTACCTATCTTAGTGTACCTATGACTATGCGTAAACTCAATATTGAATATGAATTGTTAGATATTGAGTGGCGAGGAGGATACAAATTTGAAGGTAGTTGTATCTATGATTATGCTCGCAAATTTGAAATGGGAATGTATGTTCCAGGAACTATACAATGCATAAGTTTTGGTATGACTAAACCTATACAGATTGGTCTCGGTGGTTGCTTAATTACCGATGATGCCAACGTTTATAAAGAAGCCAGCAAAATGCGTTATGATGGTCGAGATATTTTCAACTTCAGCCCCTGGTCTGAACAAAAAGTGTTTAGAGTAGGCTATCATTATTATCTTCGTCCTGAAGAATGTGTAGTAGGGTTAAACTTATTGGAATCTCAACAATTTACCCTGCAACAAGATAAATTTTACAACTATCCAGATTGTCGTAACATAATCATCAATGATTAACTTTAATAACCCATCTAAATGGGTGATACTTCGATACCGACCGGCCTCTGGTGGAAAGTTTCTATGCAGCTGTCTGCTTACTATTAATAAAATAGCCCATTGGGATAAACGAGTACAGAGCGGCAAATTGAGTTTCCAATCCTGGGTAGATGGTCTATGGAATGATGGTCCGTGGATAGTTGCAGAACCCATGCACGATTGGGGTAATACCTTTTTTAGTAGGACGTTTCCTAGGGGAAATGATATTACGGTTGAAGAATATAATATTCAAATGAATGCAAATGCAACTGACTACGCAAAAGAAATATGGGATTCCGAACTACTACTACTAGATTTCATTAACAAAAAAGAATTTCCAAATTGGTGGAAAGATAGTTTCCATTTGAGTTTAGATGCTGATGTTACTAGCAGAACTTATCGACAGTTGTTACTTACAAAATTATTCCCATACGATTTTGAAAATAAATTAGGTTATAGTTTGATGGACAAACCCATAAATTATTCCAGCACAAATAAAACTCTAGTAGAAAGCAATATCAATGCAACAAAATATTCTAATCCTTGGCAATTTAAATCGTTTGATTCAGAAGACGATTGGTACAAACATGTACTAGAACATGACTTTAGGATTAATTTTGATTTAGATCAACCTAATATATATCTAGAACAACTATTAGATTTTACTCACGTAGAAGAATTTATATCTAAAGTTGCCATTGACCTAAATAGTAGTTATAACAAAGAAGATCTCCAATATATTCATAATTTTTGGCTAGATAAGAATAAAAAATATGCTAACCTTATTGACACGACCTAAATAAACCTATATAATATAAAAAATACGGCAATCCTCTGCCTTAACATCCAAATTCACATGGCACAGCACGCCGTTTGGCTAAAATGTATCTGTATGAAATCATGGCAGGACGCTATGATCCAGCACCAGATGCTACAGCTTTTCCAAATGATAGTGAGGACCGTTATGAAGGTATGCTGGTTGTTCGTAGTGAGCTTCGCAGTATGTGTAGTCATCATCATCAGCCTGTTAGTGGAGTTGCCTATATTGGGATTATCGCCGCACAGAAACTTATTGGACTTAGCAAGTATACTCGTATTGCTCAATGGTGTAGTCGTCGTGGCACTCTGCAAGAAGAACTTGCAAACGATATCGCGAGAGAAATAATGAAAGCCACAGGCAGTGAAAACGTAGCAGTCTATATACAGGCCACACATGGATGTTGTGAAAACCGTGGTATCATGGCCCATAGCTCTTTGACTCAAACAACAGTACTCAAAGGTGCATTTAAAACCGATCAAGGTACTAAGAAAGAGTTTATGGATAATATCAAACTTCAACAAGAATTTGCACCTAGATAAGGAGAATAAGATGAAACTAGGCAAAATAACAGCAGGAGTATTATTAACACTTGGGCTGGCCTCAGAAGTCCAATCAGAAACCTTGAATCTCGCACCGTACAACACAGCTGAGTACACTGCTAACGGTATCAGCGTAGGTAAAACCAGTGATGACTATCTAAGGGTGATAAAAGCTAGTTCGGCTTGGGCCAGAGGTTATACTGGTAAAGGATCAAAGATCTTGATTATCGACAGTGGTATCAATCTTAATCATAAAGAATTTATAGGTAGCATCACTGACACTAGAGATTTCGCTCGTAGTAGACATGGTATCACTGACATCGTAGGACATGGTACTAGCATGGCCAGTATCGCTGGTGCTAATTGGGATGGTTCGGGTGTAGCTGGTGTAGCATTTGACGCTAGCCTAGCTATCGCCAAAGTAACTGATACAAGAAGCATTGGTTTTTCGCAGGCTAGGCAGGCCATAGCTTGGGGAGCGTCGATTGGTGCAGATGTGGCTAATCTCAGTGCTAATACTACATATGACAGTGCTACTAGACGAGGATTCTATCAACTAGCAGATGGTAGTTGGGCTAATAGAGACGCCACATTCGTTAGAAATTACTATGTTGGTTCCCGTGCAACAGGATTTTATCTCAATGAGAATCCAGGTACATGGGCGGCAGCTATGGCTAACAGTGAAATCGTGTTAGTAAACTCTGCAGGTAACAGTGGATTGAGATATCCAGAAAATCCAGCACCATTAGCGACTGCTACTAATGCAGACGGTACACTAACATTGGGTGGACGTATGATGGTAGTTGGTGCGTGGGACGTAGACAATAACCGCATGGCAGCCTATAGCAATCAAGCAGGTCACATCTGCCAATATAAGAACCAAGTTGGTGGCACCTGTTTAGATACTTATAGAATGAGTGACTTTTATATCCTAGCACCAGGTAACGCATTCAGCGCAGATGAAAAAGGTACCGGAGTTTATACTATCTCAACAGGTACTAGTGAAGCGGCGGCAGTGGTTTCGGGCGCGGTAGCGATCATACATCAACAATGGCCACAGATGACCGGTGCTAATATCGTTCGATTACTAGGTGCGACTGCTAACAAAGATTTACCTGGTTACAATAAAGATGTAATGGGACAAGGTCTATTAGATCTAGAAGCCGCAACTAGACCATATGGTGTAGTTGGTATTCCTACAACTGGTCGTGGTGGAGTGATTCCTTTAAGCGGTGCGTTCTCAACTAACTCATCAGGTGGATTGAGTGCTATTAATAGTAAACTAAGTTCAGTAATGGTCACAGATGAATTCAATCGTGATTACTATGTGAATATGGCACAGACTGCTAATGCTAAGATGGCCAGAGCAGATTACAATCCTATCAGCAAAGCATCATTCTATGAGGACTATAATCCTTACAACA